ATTTAGACGAAACAGATTTACTTAGATTAACTGCTTCAGCCGATTCAGACTTGGAGTATGTTATTTCAGGTGAAATCTTAGATGATGCTTAAGGAGTACAAATATGGCTCACTTTGCAGAACTTAATTCAAGCAACGAAGTATTACGAGTAATAGTAATATCCAACGATGATGTAGAAGCTAACGGAGGAGAATTATCCTCTGAGGCAGAAACATTTGTAGCATCTATTGTTCCACATTCAACAGGTGGTACAGCTTGGAAACAAACTTCATACAACAGTAATTTTAGAAAACAATACGCAGGTATTGGCTATTCTTACGATTCTTCTAAAGATAAATTTATAACACCTCAACCTTATCCCTCTTGGTCATTAGATGCTAATGATGATTGGAAAGCACCAGTTACTTACCCAACAGTTACAGAAATAAGCTCAAATCCAGTTTATATAACTTGGGATGAAGCTAATCAAAAATGGTTAGGTCAAACAAATGATTTAACTGTTGACCCAATAACCTCAACTGATTACACATGGGATGCTACTAATCTGCAATGGAATGAGGTCTAACCATGGCTAATTCTAATGGCGGTTTTGTAGGAATAGATTACGAAGTTATATCAGGCACTCAGTCTGAAGTTATCACAACTTTCAATGCAAGCGGAACTTTAACGACTGCTCCTAGAAGTACAGAAGTTCAATATGTTATTGTCGCTGGAGGCGGAGGCGGAGGCTTTAATGGTTTAAATGGTGCAGGTGGTGGAGCAGGTGGCTATCGTTCATCAGTTCCAGGCGAAGCATCTGGTGGTGGAGCATCAGCCGAGCCTTTAAGTCCAGTTACAGGAGCAACTAGCTATCCAGTAGTAGTTGGAGGAGGTGGAGCATTCGGTGCCGAAAATGTTGACTCTTCATCGGGTGGAGCTTCAAGTTTTAATGGTATCACCACTGTAGGCGGTGGGGGTACTGGTGCACCTCCAGGTCCAGGCAATCCTGGTGGTTCAGGCGGAGGCGGTGTAGCTTATAATGGAGCAGGAGGTTCTGGAACTGCAGGAGAAGGATTTCCTGGAGGAACAGGCGTATATACTGGTGGTTCATTAAATGGAGGCGGAGGCGGTGGTGGAGCTGGTGCAGCAGGAGAGTCCTGCCCTAATCCAGCTCCAAACCAAAATGGTTATAATGGTGGAGATGGCGTAGCTTCTTCTATTACAGGTTCACCAGTTTACCGAGCAGGTGGTGGTGGGGGTACTGGAAGATTTGAAAGTGCTACCCAAGGTTTTGGTGGAAATGGTGGTGGTGGCAACGGATCTTTTTTCTATTCAGATGGTAGTGGCAATATACCTGCACCTGCAGCAAATCCAACCGCACCTGCAGGTTCACCTGGTCAAGTAGCTCAATCAGGAACAGCAAATACAGGCGGAGGCGGTGGAGGTACTTGTATTGGAACTCCTGCAGCTAACCCTCCTGCTGGATCAGGTGGTTCAGGCGTTGTTATTATTAAAGAACCAGCAGTTAATTTTGTAGAAAACACATCAGGTGTATGGGATATGAACGCAGTTTATGACAATGTGAAAGCAGGGAATTGGACAAATGCCTAGATTAATCGGAGCAGCACAAACAGTTCAACAACAAGCTCAACAAATTACTACCTTTAATTCTTCAGGAACATTTACTGCTCAACCTTTAACAACTAATGCTTGGGTATTAGTTGTAGCTGGGGGTGGCGGTGGTGCATCAACCGCAGGTACAGGTGGTGGTGCAGGAGGGCATTTAGAAGTTCCTTCTCATCCTTTACCTTTAAGTCCTGTACCAGTAACAGTTGGAGCAGGCGGAGCAGCAGGACAGTTTGATCCAGCGGGTGGAGTAGAACCAGTAACTAGAGGTGATCCAGGTAATCCTTCAATATTTGGAGCAGCAGCACCTCTTACAGCTATAGGTGGTGGTCGTGGAGTCAGAGGTATCTCAGGTATTCCTAGAGATGGAGGTACAGGCGGTTCAGGTGGCGGAGGCTATCGTGGTGGTAATGGTGGAACAGGAACACCTGGACAAGGAAATCGAGGTGGAAATTCTACAGTTCCAACCGCAGGTCAGGCAAGTGGCGGAGGAGCAGGAGCAACTGGAGGAGATTTGTCAACTCCAGGTGCTGAAGATGGTGCTAATGGCGGTGCTGGTTTATCCTCAAGTATTACTGGATCACCTGTTTACAGAGCAGGAGGCGGTGCAGGTGCTGACGGAAATATACCAGCCACTTATTATACTGGTGGAATAGGCGGTGGAGGAAGCACAGGACTTTATGATCCAGCCCATCCAGTAGGTCCTTATAGAACAGATGGCACAGCAAATACAGGCGGAGGCGGAGCAGGAGGAATTTTCGCGGGTCCAACTCAACCCATAGATTCAAGGGATGGATCGGTAGGTGGTTCAGGTGTTGTTATTGTTAATGAACCTGAAGCCATAGGAGCCTCAAGCGTTTGGGATTTAAGACAAGTTTTTAAACAAGTCAAAGCTGGTGATTGGACAAACTAACAACAACCTTTCTTTTAAATTACATCTAAATTATACTGATCTCTTAAGAGAGAGAAGATGAATCTAAAATATTATTACTGGTACTTTCAATCAGCCATACCTGAAAGAATATGTGATGACATAGTTCGTTATGGTCAAGAGCAAGAAAAAGAAACCGCCATTACAGGCACTGCTAGTAAAGACAACTTAACCAAGCTAGAGCTTAAAAACATTCAAAAGAAACGCAAGTCTGATGTTGTTTGGATGTCAGATAGATGGATATACAAAGAAATACAACCTTACATTCATCAAGCAAATTATAACGCTGGTTGGAATTTTGAATGGGATTTTAGCGAGGCTTGTCAGTTTACCGAATATAAAAAAGGTCAGTTTTACGATTGGCATTGCGACTCTTACCAAGAACCCTATAATAATCCTGAAAACCAAAACATACATGGCAAATATAGAAAACTTAGCATGACTGTATCTTTAACCGATCCTGATGAATATGAAGGCGGAGATTTAGAGTTTGATTTTAGAAACACAGACGAAGGTTCACAACCAAGAATATGTGAAGAAATTAGAAAGAAAGGTAGCGTGGTTATCTTTCCATCTTTTGTTTGGCATAGAGTCAAACCAGTAACCAAAGGAATACGACACTCCTTAGTGTGTTGGAATTTAGGATATCCATTTAAATGAGCTTTAAGAAAAATAAATACCAAGTTATAAAAGGTGCTATATCAAGCGAGTTAGCAGATTTCTGTTATCAATACTTTTTAAATAAAAGAGCAGTAGCAAGACATATGTTTGATGATAGGTACATTTCACAATTTACTGAATACTTTGGCGTATGGAATGACATGCAAATACCTGAAACTTATTCACACTATGGCGATATCGTAATGGACACTTTATTGCAAAAAGTAAAACCTGTGATGGAAAAAGAATCAGGCGTAAAACTAACTGAAACTTATTCGTATGCAAGAATCTATAAAAAAGGTGATGAGTTAAAAAGACATAAAGATAGATACTCTTGCGAGATATCTACCACCATGAACTTAGGTGGTGATGATTGGCCTATATTTTTAGAACCATCAGGTGAAGAAGGTAAAAAAGGCGTAGAAGTAAACTTAAAACCAGGCGATATGCTGATGTATCGTGGTTGTGAATTAGAACACTGGCGTGAGCCTTTTGAGGGTGAAAACTGCGGACAGGTATTTCTACACTACAATGATGCAAGTAATCCAAAAGCAAAACTTAATAAATTTGATGGCAGACCTATGATAGGATTGCCTGGATATTATAAGTCAATAATTAATGATTAAAGTTTTTGACTGCTCTTACATAGCTAAAGTTAACAACAAAAAGTTTCAACAAGATTTAATTAACTACACTAAAGAAACTAAATGTTGTGATGAGGAAATATGTACACATCCAAAAATACAAAGCGATTTAAAAATAGATCAAGCCTTTACGGTTATTAATGATTCTATTCAAAACCTTTTTAAAACTTACTTAGGTACGGATAAGTTTGAGTTTACTAAAAAGAATGTATGGGGGTATTACGCATCTAAAGATTCACCATTGCAAAGTGTTGTTCATAACCATATATTTAAAAAAGAAAAAGGTTTACAGCTTTCTGCTGTAATGTATATTACGCCAACAAAACTAGGCACTAGCTTTGCAAATTTCAAAATAGAACCTGAAATAAACAAATGGTATCTTTGGCACTCGGGTTTATTTCATCATCCTGAAAATGGCATAACGCCTAAAGATAGGATTGTTTTAGCTTTAGCTACAGTCATAAATAGATGCACATAAAAATTCCAAACTTCTTATCAACAGAAGAATGTAAGCTAATTGAAAAAGTTTTATTAGAAAAAGAACAAGAAATACTTGCCTTACCTATAACTACAGATATGTATACAGGAACAACCGCAAGGTATTCTTCATATAATTTTTTAAATTACATACCTGAAATTGATATAACAAAAAAGTTTTTTGACTTACCAATTATGCAAGATGAAGATGAATTTTGGATTCAGTGTTGGGGTAATGTTTTGAATAAAGGAGAAACTATAGCAATGCACAATCATGGACATCCTGATAGTATTTTTTATGCTGCTAATATTTTTATTTCAGGTCCCAATGATTGTTTTACTTTTTATGATGATGTGGGCCATGTTCCTAACAGAGTAGGTGAATTGCATTTAATTGACTGTCACCTTTGGCATGGCGTAAAAGAAAACATAAACGACCAACCAAGGCTGTCTATTGCTTGTGACATACATTTTAGTGATCCTAAACATTTTGAAAACTACGAGCAAAGAATCGTTCATGCTAAAAGAAATTAGAGTATAATTTTAAAAAACTGAGGTAAAACAGCATGGAAGTATTAATACCATTAACAGTAGTAGCAGTAGTGATCGCTTGGTCTATTGAAAGATTTAAGCCTGAACTTTGGAGCAAAATAGTCTCTAAATTTAAAAAGTGAATGAAATTGTTCAAGCTATTGAAACCATAGGAATACCAGCAGCAGGAGCAGTTGGTTTAGGTTATTTAGTTTGG